CCGTGTGGCAGCGGTAAAAAATACAAAGCCTGCTGCGGCAAATAAGAAAAATAAATAGTGCAATGAAAAGATGCTACTTTAGTCGTCTAGACCTATTTTGAGTGATTTTCATAATATATTGATTTTTATTGATATTTATTTAATGTAATTACGCAGGGCGCAAGCGTTTTAAGCTGTTTTTGCTTGACAATCAGGCAAAAACAGCTTTGTTATTTTGTGCAAACTCTAGGTAAGTTTGTAGCGTTCAGGATTGTAAGGTTTTTGTGTTTTGTAAACGTAGTAGGCCACGACAAGCAGCTTACGCATTATGGCGCCCAATATCAGCATCTTTGGTTTGTTTTTTGCTTTCAGGCGTTTGACAAAATCGGGAAAGTAATTCCTGTTGAGCGCAACCATAGCAGGCATGAAAAGGGCTGATTTTAGCCGTCTGTTTCCGTATCGCGTCATGCTTGAACGACCTTTTACGCTAGTTCCTGATTCTTTTTGTTGCGGATTCAAACCGGCAAAACCGACAGCGTTTCTCATAATTTCCCTTACTATACAGATTCACACTTTTATGTGTTCTTTGATGCTACTCAATTTTCAGACAACAAAAAAACGCCCTCTTCATCTTTTCTACAGTCTGATGACTTAGGCCGTTTCAAGATGGGCGTTTTTCGGTTCGGGTAGCTAATCCGAACCTGTAAGCCGTCTGAATAAAAGGGCTTACAGCTTCGGATAGTTATCCTAGTATTCAAGTAGCGGGCGTTCCCGCACCCCGTGCTACTTTTTACCATATTGATTCCGCCTTAAGGGCTACATCAACACAGTAAAAAGCAGCTTGATTAATTAGATCCGACAGTCCCTCCACGTTGTTGGAATTGTTCCCCTGCCTCTACATAGCCGTCATACATGAGATTTTGCGGAGATTTTCCGCCAAGTGCTAAAACTTGACTATTGTCATTGGATTTGGCTTGGTTTTGGGGTTGTGTTGCCTGGGTAGTTTGGGTTTTATCTTTATACGGGTTAAATGGCAAACCGTTGCGGACGTAGTCTTTGCACATTGTTTTTGTGATTTCTTTTAGCGGCGTGCCTTGGTCACTGTAACATGTACAACCACTATTACCACCTTCAACACAACCGGCGATGTATTCAAAAGTTTTAACTTGTCTTACATTGTCATAAATTGGTTTACTTTCAGGTTTTTCGGCTAGAGTAGGTACAAAATCTTCAGGCTTAAGATTTGAATTTATATCTTGTGGACTTTTATGTTGATCAGTTTCATTGATTGCCTGCGGTTCACTTGCAGAGGAATCAGAAACAGATTGAACTTCTTCAACTTGGCCGCTACCTTGTTTATAAATCTGATAGACGTTGTAACCTTTCCAAGCCATAAAGGCAAAAATAGCTACTAAAGCCCAAACAGCAAGCGGAATATTCTTTTTAAACTTCTGATGCTGGCTGGATGATTTGTAATATTTAAACGCTTCTTTTGGCGGCTTCCAGCTTGAAGATTCAACGCCTGTAACACCGGCGGGATTATCCAGGCTCGTTACACACTTATACCAAGAATACTGTTTCATACCCACGGCTTTGCGTTCAAGGTGGGTATGTTTTGAAACAAGATTGCGTACAAATACGTCAAGCTGACTTGGGTGTTGGGTCATCAAGATAACTGTATGGCCGTAATGGCGAAGTTCGGTTAATTCTTGAATATAAGGCGGAACAGGGCGACCGGCAGCACGAACAGGATAGGTATAGTGCGCTTCATCTACAATCAAGACGGCGCCTTGCGGAATAATATCTCGCAACGGTGCAGACATGATTTCTTCTTCAGTAAGTTCATGCGCGTTAAATTTACGTTTATCCAAACCGTCAATATGGCAGAAATAAAGCGGACGATCTACTTCCGTACCGTCTTCAAGCTTCATTTTAAATAAGCCGTCTTCGTTATTCAGAATCATGGACACGACACGCGAGGTTTTGCCTGTGCCCATATTCCCAGTAAACAAATAAATCATAACGCTACCTTGGCATAACAAAAGTTAATTTACTTAATGTACTCATTCCAATATAAAAACTGAATGCGCCGAATAAATAACCGAGACCTTGGCCAAAACCACCGATTAAAAGTAAATTAAGAATATCAGACGGCATGGAATTGATTGCATTTAGGGTGTAATCTTTAAATTTATTCAGCGCAATAATATAGCCTGCATACGTTACAAACGTCATGCCAGTAGCAATAATTATTCTGACAATTAGCATTTTTAGCAAAATTGCCAATAAAGGTATAAGACCTGCAAGTAATGGCATAAGTACCTCTTATTTCCTCAAAGACCCGAAAACAATAAACGCGGACATGATGATGAATCCGAGCAGAACAGCAAAACGGACTTTTTCCATGAAAACGCAAAGCGGTTCATAGCTGATTTGTACCGGTTTTCCCCAAATGTTGAAACTTTTGGGTTGAGGACAAACGCCATTTGGCGGTAGGAAATCGTCTGACGACCATGTCCTATCATCGGTAGTTTGAGGAATACTTATAGCGTCAAACATTCCCTCTTCAGGCTTGCCCATTTTGTCACAGGCTAAAATGTCTGGAAAAAAATCACAAAGTAAGCCTTTTGATTCTTCTTTCTTGTCATCTTTTTTATCTTCTTTTCTTTTATCTTTATCAGATGGATCGTCATCCGGATCAGGTTTATCATCTGGACGTTTATCAGGCTTATCATCTGAATCGGGTTTATCATCAGGTTTTTTATCCGGCTTTCCATCGGGATTAGGATTAGGATCTGGATCAGGCTTGGTATTGGGTGCTTCAGATCCGCCCGGTGTTAAATCAGGACGTTGAGTTGTTTCAACTTTTGCAGTTGAGTTGCCATTTGAATCTTGGCCGAAAGTAATGGTAATTTGTACCGGTTTGCCGTTTTCTGGAGTGACAGGTCCAATGGTTACAACAGTACCGGCAGGGACTGATACTTTTTCGTTATATTCTGGTTTGCCTGTGCCTTCTACAAAGGGCGTTGGGTTTGCGTCAATAGATGGGGTAGAGATTTGTAGGAATTTTTCATTTGTCAGAACTTCTGTATCTCTCATTTTTAAACGAAAAGAAACTGAACTTCTGACGTCACTACCTCTTTTAACTGAACAACCACCTCCATTTAAATCGAATCGACATTCATCTAAATGGTAATATTCCCAAAATTTAGAACCTAAATCTTTATCAAGTTCCTTTTTACGTTTTTCCCAAAAAGGGCCAGCCAGTTTTTCCATTTGGCCTTTCATAAGTTCTTCTGCTTCGCGTTGGCTTTTACCGCCTTTTCTGTAAGCATTTAAAACCGAACTATCAACGCCATAACATGCAACATCTTGCACTCTGTCGCTTTCGTCTCTAACCCAAATACAATTTCTAGCCGGCCATTCTTTTAGGAATTCTTCGCTAGCTTCATTCCATTTGTAACCTTCAAATTCAAGATCAGATTTAACAGCTTGATAGGCATCATAAGCATATGAAGCAGCACCAACATAAGGAACAGCTTTTAGACCAAGTTTTGCGCCTGCTTTTACCAAGCCAAATGCGCCTGAAAGGACGGCTTTTCGGGAGACGGTTGCTTCAACGGTTGCGCCGATTCGGGCAGCCGATGAAGCTCCGGTAGATGTATGAAATATTTCAGCCGATACTGATTGTTTTGAAACATATTTTTCAAAATGTGGGGTATAACTTCTATTAATTAATTTCTTAAAACCATCATCGACTTTAGCATTTACACCATTCCCCATTTGAAAATTAGTCTGCGTAGCAAAAGCACTATTCGAACAAATTATTAAAACACTCAATATCAGCGGTGAACACTTTTGATAAAAGAACGCCATTTCCCGAACCAATCTTATAAACAGCTATGCTGTAATCAGGAAATCTAATTTCTAAATAAGTCCCTAAAAACCTATGTGAAAAATTCCTGCATAAAGCATAGAAATCAGAACCGGCAAATCGCGAATTTTGTGCAATCAAATCACAATAAATATAAGCCATGGACATTCCGTAATATTCGTCTAATTGGTTATATTTGCGTTTTGCCAAATACTCTTCAGTAATATTTAAATTCAACATAATGCTAACTTTCGTAATGGTTGCTGAAAGTTAGATTTTGCCATTACCCGAATAGGGTATCAATCCTTGAATAAAATCGCCCCTATCAAAACAGGTACCGCCAGCCCCAAGTAAAAATAGTAATCCATCATTTTAGAACCCTTTTCAAAATGGATACGAAATACACAGCAGCCATCACGCCGAATAAAAGCCAGCCTGTATCCAAACCGCTTTTCAGATTGTCACTTGGATCGCATTTGGGCAAATCGGCTTTAATCGTCTGTCCGTTCAGTTTCCATACTGTGCCGTTGTACTCAGGTTTGATGATTTTGCCGTCTTGGGTTATTTGAGGTACTACCAAGCTGAAATAGACGTTTTCAGCTTGGCTTTGCTCAAGACATTTATTCCCGACTTGGTAGTACATCTTAATTACCTATTAGCGCAACAAGCGTTTCACAATGGCAATAACGAACAGGGCGGCAAATACGCCGACTACCAACCAGCCTGCTTCAAGGCCGTCGGCTTTCGCTGCATCAATACCTGATTTTGCGGCTTCAGGCAAAGCAGCATAAGCAGATGTGGCCAGTGACAATGGAGCAGCGGCAACAACGGCCAGTTTAGTGCCGTATTTACGGCAGGCATTCATGATTTTCATAATGTTTTTCCTTTTAAAAGTGTTTGGCGGAAATGATGATGTTTTTTCCAGCGACCGCCGAACGCTGAAAATCAGTCTTTCAAAAATCCGAATACGACAAATTCGTATTGGTTGCCGATTTCTTCCAAGCCTGCGTTAATCGCTTCTTCGAAATCGTAGAAATAATCAGCATTGGTTATTAATTTGGTATGTCCGATATCGCCCGTTTCAGGGGAGAGATACAGAAAGTCCCCTGTTGATACGGACTGAACAACATAGACTTTCTGCATTCAATCAGCCTTTCTTGACAGGTTGAAAACCGATAACTTTCAGTTTTTGGGTTTTGCCCGTAGTAACGATTTCTACATTGAGGTTTGCTTCGATCGGAAATTGGGCGTTTCGGAACTGCTCGAAATTGGCAGAGCTGCCGAAATCGTATTCAGTGGTAGAGCTACCCAATGCGTTGCCTTGGGAGCTGTCTAAGGGTGTGGCAACAATCAGTCGGCAATAGTCGAAGTTCTTGCCTTCGATTTGTCCGTTGAATTTTTTAACGCCGACGATGTGGCCTTGAAGTTGGATGTTCATTTTTTGGTTTCCTTGTGTGATTAAACGTCTTTACACCGCGACGGAGCGGAACACCTAACAGATTGCCTTTGCCATCTAAGATATAAGTTTCGTAACATTCAAAGGCTTCTT